AATTAGAAGCCATTAAAGATCCATACAAAAGAAGCGTTACAGCTTTAGTATTGGAGAACCAAGCACAAGCAATGCGTCAAGACCGTCAGGCTTTGAACGAAACTGCTTCTGATCCTGGTCCAACAAACGTTACAGGTTCTGGTATCAGCAACTTTGACCCAATCTTAATCAGTTTGGTTCGCCGTTCATTACCTAACTTGATTGCTTATGACGTTGCAGGTGTTCAACCTATGACTGGACCTACAGGTCTAATCTTTGCAATGCGTGCTCGTTACAGCAACCAAGCAGGTTCTGAAGCATTCTATAACGAAGCAAACACAATTTTCTCTGGTGTTTCTTCTATTGCTAACCCATACGGTTTCGTTGGTAACACAGCAACAGATACTACAGCAAATACACAAACTGCTGTTTTGGCTGCTAACTCTGTTACATCTGGTATTGCAATGCCAACAAGCGTTGCTGAATATTTGGGTTCTGATGCTAACGCTGCATTCCAACAAATGGCATTCTCTATCGAGAAAGTTACTGTTACTGCACAATCAAGAGCATTGAAAGCTGAATACTCACTAGAACTTGCACAAGACTTGAAAGCAATTCACGGTTTGGATGCTGAGACAGAATTGTCTAACATTCTATCTACTGAGATTCTTTCTGAAATTAACCGTGAAGTTATCCGTACAATTTACACATCTGCAAAGATTGGTGCTCAATACGGTACAACAACTGCTGGTTATTTTGACTTAGACACTGACTCTAACGGTCGTTGGTCTGTTGAACGTTTCAAAGGTTTGATTTTCCAAATCGAACGTGATGCTAACGTTATTGCAAAACAAACTCGTAGAGGTAAAGGTAATGTGTTGATTGTTTCTTCTGACGTAGCTTCCGCAATGGCTATGGCAGGTGTTCTATCATACACACCAGCTCTACAAGCTGACTTGCAAGTTGATGATACTGGTAATACATTTGCTGGTATGTTGCACGGTCGTATCAAAGTGTACATCGATCCATATTATGGCGGTTACACAACTAACCAAGAGTTGGTTACAATTGGCTACAAAGGTTCATCACCATATGATGCAGGCTTGTTCTATTGCCCATACGTTCCTCTACAAATGGTTCGTGCAGTTGACCAGTTCACATTCCAACCAAAAATTGGATTTAAGACTCGTTACGGCATGGTTGCAAACCCATTTGCAGAAGGTTTGGCAGTTGGTAACGGCCGCCTTGACTCACAAACTAACGTATACTACCGTTTGTTTGCAGTGAAAAACTTGATGTAATCCCAACGGGATGGGAAACCACCGATAAGAGTGGTACTTAAAAAGGAGACTTCGGTCTCCTTTTTTTTGGTGCCTAAATACCTACATGACAGCATTAAACAGAACTCCTCTTAATACAAACTTTCTCCAACCGTCAAAGTTTATCTTGGCTTTTAATAGATTGCCAACGGTGCAGTTTTTTTGCCAAGAAGCTAATTTACCTGGTGTAAGTATTGGAACAACTGAATTCAATACACCACTAGTAAATGTTCCTATCGCAGGAACAAAAATTGATTATAGAGAGTTTGATGTTACATTTATGATTGATGAACAAGCCAATTCTTGGAATGAATTGTATAAATGGTTATTAGCTATTGCATCACCTAAAAGTCTATCGGATAGAGCAATAAACAATCAGTTACAGAATACGTTTACTGCAACAAACAGTTACTATTCTGATGCAAATTTAACGATTATGTCAGCGCTAAATAATCCATTGTTATCAATAAACTTTCACAGGATGTTTCCAGTTTCTTTGTCTGACATACAGTTTGATACGAAACAGTCTGCGGATACAATCTTAACAGCAACTGCAACATTTAGATACGAGTATTTCGAAATACAAAATTACTAAAACTTTTTGATTATATTATGGAAAACATTGAACAAATACTAAACAACTGGACAACCGACTCTGATATAGACCAGACAGAGCCCGGCAAAGAACTCCTAAAAATCCCAAAACTACACAATAAGTATCTCACCATTCTCACAAAACATAAGATGGCTGCCAAAAAAGCCAACTTTGATTACTTGCGTATGCGTAAGGTCAAATGGGAATACTACACAGGCAAATTATCCAGAGAAGAACTGGAACAATATGGTTGGGAACCATTTCAATTCACACTCAAATCAGATATCACAACATATTTGGAATCTGATACAGACTTAATCAAATTATTGGAGAAAAAAATCTACCATGAAGAATCTGTGTCTGTTGTTGAGGCAATAATGAGTGAGTTGAAACAGAGAACGTGGCAACTCCGTGACTTTATCACATGGGAGAGATTCATTGGAGGACAATAAAGAACACTTGATTGTAGAAAAAGTCAATGAGGTTTATATAAAAATCTCGTGTGAGAGACACATTGCTCAAGAACTTTCTCAGTTTTTTGAATTCTTTGTTCCTGGTCACCAATTTGTTCCAGCTTTTAGAAACAAGATTTGGGATGGCCGTATAAGGTTGTTCGATTTACGCAACAATCAACTATACATTGGACTTATTCCATACTTTGAAGAATTTTGTAGAGAAAGATTCTATACATGGGCTCACGATGAAATAGAAGATGAGTATTCAGTATATCACGCTAAGAAATTCATCAAAGAATTAGACATACATTCTAATGGCAAACCAATTGAGGTTCGTGACCATCAAATTAATGCGTTTGTTCACGCAATGCAAAGACGTAGAGCATTATTGTTATCTCCAACTGCATCAGGCAAGTCGCTAATCATCTATATGTTGTTCAGACAGATGTTGAGATACAAAGAAGGTAGTAAAGGCCTAATCATCGTTCCAACGACTTCTTTGGTTGAACAGTTATTTTCAGACTTTGGTGACTATAACAATGGTGCAATGGGTGAATATGTGCATCGTATTTACCAAGGCAAAGAGAAACACACAGACAAGCCATTAACGATATCAACGTGGCAATCATTGTATCAATTGCCTAAAGAATATTTTCACCAGTTCGATTATATTATTGGTGACGAAGCGCATCTGTTCAAGGCACAATCGTTAACCACTATACTTACTTCTTGCATCAATGCAAAGTATCGTATTGGTTTAACTGGCACTTTAGACGGAACCAAAACACATAAATTGGTATTAGAAGGTTTGTTTGGCCAAGTGAAACAAGTTACCACAACTAGAGAGTTGATGGATAAGAAACAAGTTTCAGATTTTGAAATCAAGTGTTTGATACTGAAACATCCAGATGATATATGTTTGGAAATGAAAGATAAAGACTATCAGGCAGAAATACAATATCTGATTGCCTGTGAAGCAAGAAATAAGTTTATAAAAAACCTTGCAGTTAGTTTAGGTAATAATACTTTAATTCTCTATCAGATGGTTGCCAAGCATGGACAGGTCCTGTATGATATGATTCGGAACACAGAGAATATAGGTGACAGAAAAGTATTCTTTGTGCATGGCGGAACCGAAACAGAAGACAGGGAAAAGATTAGAGAAATTATGGAAAGAGAAAATGACGCTATTATCGTGGCTTCTTACGGCACTTTTTCTACAGGCATTAATATTAGGAATTTACATAATATTATATTTGCCAGTCCAAGTAAGAGCAGAGTCAGAAGCCTTCAATCGATTGGCCGAGGGCTTAGAAACTCGGAAGGTAAAGACAAAGCAACACTATACGACATTGCAGACGACCTCAGATATAAAAAACACATGAACTTTACATTGAAACATTTTGTGGAAAGAGTCAAGATATATACTGAGGAGAAGTTTTCATTCAAAACATACAAAATAGGACTAAAAAAATGAACAACATTAAAATCGTTCGTATGCAAAATGGTCAGGATATTATTGGTATGGTGAATGAAATAATGGAAGGCCAATATGTGGTTGAACAACCAATGGAATTCCAAATGATAAACCGAAATAGAATAGCAACTATCACATTAGCACACTATCTTCCTATAGAACTTGTAGCTAAAAATGAGGTGGTATTGAATAGTAAAGATATTGTATTCATCACAAATCCATCAGAGAACTTTGCTGAATACTATGAAGGCGCTTTAATGAAGGAAGAAAACTCTGTGAACGAGTCTTTGGCCAAGGAGATTTCGGAAGACCTGACTGCTAGAGTTAGGGAAATTATGATGCAAGCTTTTGGAGAACTGGAAGATCCAGGAGAAAGAACATTACATTAATATTAAGCAGCAACACCGAGACCTTAACATTTGTCAAGGCCTTTTGTCAACATTTATTATGGTACATTTAACATGAGCACTAAACATTACATCAACAATGCCGACTTCTTACAGGCATTAATTGCATACAAGTCACGCAAAGAGACTAATCCACAAGAACCTATACCAAATTACATAGGTGAATGTTGGATGAAAATTGCCGAAGGTCTGTCTCACAAACCTAATTTCATCAGTTACACTTACAGAGATGAAATGATTTCGGATGGTATCGAAAACTGCCTCATGTATTTTGAGAACTTTGATCCAACAAAATCTAAAAATCCATTTGCATACTTCACACAAATCATCTACTATGCGTTCCTTAGACGCATCCAAAAAGAAAAGAAACAACTGTATGTCAAGTATAAGTCTACTGAACAAATGGGCATCCTAGATGAGTTTGAGATGTTGGATCATGATGGAAGTTCTGTACAGTTTGAATTATACGACAACATTGCTGAGTTCATAGAAAACTATGAAATTGGGCAAAAGAAAAAGAAAGATGAAAAGAAAGTAAGTAAGAAGCCAAAAGGCATTGAACAATTTTTGGAGGATTAATATGAGAATAGGATTTACTGCATCATGTTTTGATTTGTTTCATGCAGGCCATGTAATGATGTTGAAAGAAGCCAAAACACAATGTGATTTTCTTATTGTTGGATTACAAACTGATCCTACAATCGATAGACCTGAGAAGAACAAACCCGTTCAATCGGTATTTGAACGTTACACTCAACTTGAAGCTTGCAAATATGTGGACCAAATTATACCATATGCCACAGAAAAAGAGTTGATGGACATCTTGACATCTCATCCAATTGATGTTAGAATCATAGGTGAGGAATACAGGGATAAACAATTCACTGGTTATCAATTGCCAATGTCTGTCTATTTCAATTCTAGGCAACACAGCTTCAGTACCACAGAGTTGAGACAACGTGTATTGAATGTGCATAAAGAGAAGACTGTTGTTTCTATCGCCAAATGATAATGGTGGATTACACTCCAGAAAATTTTCAAAAGATTTCTGGAATTATAAAAAAGAATCTGACATACGACTTGTTGCCTAGAAAATGGTTCATCAGGAATGCGGCCAATCCAATGTTTGGTCATTGCCACAATGCCGCAGGATGTTTGTATAAGATATTTGGACATGAAAACATGCACATGTATCGTGCTTTGGACGATGAAGGCATCTATCATTGGTGGTGTATTGATAAAGAGAATAAGATTATTGACCTTACTTCTGAACAATATACAGACTTTGGTAGAAGACCGCCATATGCAGAAGGCGAAAAGGCAAACATCTTAGGTTTTGGATACCGAAAAAGAGTGATGACTTTGTTTAATAGGGTAATGAATGAGTATGAAGATAGCAACAATTACGGATCAACACTTTGGATCAAGGAATGACTCGGCTCATTTTCTAGAGTATTACGAGAAGTTTTATAGGGAAACATTCTTTCCCATGATTGATAGTGAGGGCATCAATACTGTTCTCATTCTAGGTGATACATTTGACCGCCGTAAATATGTAAACTTTTTTACTCTTAAACGTGCCAAAGAGATGTTCTTTGATGGACTCTTTGAACGTGGCATCAATGTTCATATGTTGGCAGGCAACCACGACACATACTTTAAGAACACTAATGATGTAAATTCGGTTGACTTGTTGCTACGTGAGTATGGTAACATCAATGTGATAGACCATCCTACGGAAATCTATGTTGGTCCACATAAGATTTGTATGATGCCTTGGATTTGTCCAGAAAACTTTGATGCTAGTATGACGATGTTGAAAGATACTGATGCACCTATTTGTATGGGTCATTTTGAAATTGCAGGCTTTGCTATGCATCGTGGCATGCCATCAGAAGAAGGATTGAATCGTGGGATATTTAATAAGTTTGAGTATACTTTCTCTGGTCATTATCACCATAAATCTGATGCTGACTCTATCTATTATTTGGGAAACCCATATGAACTCACTTGGCAAGACTATAATGATCCCCGTGGTTTCCATATATTTGATTTGGATAATCGTGAACTTATTTTTATACACAATCCTAATGTAATGTTTCACAGGTTGGTTTATGATGACAAAGTATCATCCATAAGTGATATTATGCAATTATCGTTTACCGATTACACTGCCAAATATGTTAAAGTGGTAGTGGTAAACAAAACTAATCCATATCTGTTTGACCAGTACATGAATAAGCTATATGATGTTAATCCT